CCATCCCTTGCCAATGGTAAACGTATTGAATAGATCCTCGCTATCACATACTCCGCGCTTGCTACGCTTCTTTCCGGAGTAATCCACAATGCCATTATGAGCCAACGCTAGATCATCGTTTACGAATGGATGAGTATTCTCAACCCCTAGCGAATTGGTGGAGATTCTGCCATGGAATATACCGGCTGTGCATGGCGAGATTTTGCCTTTTGCCTCATAAGGCTGATCTGTCAGCCCTTTCCAATCGCCCGCCTCCGGATAGCCATAGCCTAATAGCGATCCGGTGGTAAGCCGTAGGGAAGTAATCCCCTTTATATCTCCGCCCGCCAAGGCATACCCAAAGCCGTCTTTTTGATCTTTGAGCAGATCGCGACATGTTTGGATAATTTCCGATAGCTTTTCTTCACTAACTTTTTCCGATACTGAGAATCCAAGTAGTTTGCACATATTGTGTTTTCCTTTCCTTTAGCTGATTGCCATTCCATCCGTAAGATGGATTTTGTTTTCTTCTATGAGTTTATTCCGGAGACTGATCGCATGGTGCATGTGGAATTGACGAAAACGTTTCCACACATAATTGCGGATAGATTCCGGCAGGCTTTCCATCCGGATCAATTGTTCAATGCTTACAAATAAGCACCGGCTATCATTGTTTTTCGCTACGGAATCAATTTCGGAAGAATTTTGGATGAATTGGCATAGTTTTATCCATCCCAAAACTTTCCAAAAATCCAACGTTCCGCCATGCAAACGCACTTTTAAAGTTTTATGCTTACGATAGGCTGAGATATAATTAATCATCTGATACCTATCAGATGAAAAACGATAGCTTCCGCTTTTTGGAATCTCGCGATTTTGGCGGCAAAATCTATTATCTAGGCGCGATTCCGGTACTAACTTCATGAGCGCGGGCAATGCCTTAACAAGCCTTTTGGCTCTCTTTGTTGCCGTCACTTTGGATACTCCGCGCTGATCTAGGTGGACGTGCATACCACATGTCGTATTCACTTCTCCGCCCATCGCGCTGATCTTATCCACAATACCTTTCAAGCGCACCGGATTCTCGCTACGCATTGTCACTTTCACTTCCGCGCCCGATCCTGTCTCACCATTGTTATCTTGATAAGATACAGAGCCATCGCCAACAACCTCTGTCATCAAACCAAGTTTTTCAGCGGTAGGCACTTCATAGTCACTATGAAAAACGCATTCCAATTCTACGGAGACAAGCTTTCCGGAAAACGTTTTCATATACTTTTCTTTAGCATCCGCTGGCTCTGGAATGTATCTATTCAAATCCCTTGCAATTCTTATCAATTGCCTACCGGCGCGAATCTTAAACCTTTGTTCGCTTGGCATTTCATCGCGCATTCTGGTACTTCTTACAGCTACCGCATCTTGGTCAAAAGAATACCTCCCATTCTTTTCCAATACCCTCCGGTAGTATTCATTCATCATAGCCTCTCTATCCACTTTTGCGGGGATAGATTCCGCATTTGTTTGTGTGTGTTTCATAGGTAGAGATTGCCCGCCTCTGCCTATAGTGTCACGCTTTTTTATGCCTTCCGGTGTGCTATTTTTGGGGGGTATGGAGTATCTAGGCTATCCATCCGGACGCGATATAGGGCATTGTGGAACGATTTTTTTTCAACCTTTAGCCATAAACCAGCGTTTAGTATTGCGCAGCGTTGCCAAGTTTGCGCAGCAAAATCCCCAGGGGAAAGCCGGTATAGGTAAAGAAAAACATGAATAAACTTTCAAATACACAAGGGGAAGTATCCATAGAGAATCCCATACCGGAAGATTGCAAAGAAAATGGCGAAAAAAGTTTAATAAGTGTATCCGGCAAGCCGGCGGCGGAAGTTAAGCTTACAAAGCAAACGATGGATAAAGTTTGCGAGTATGTGCGGAAGGGATTGACCTATGACAAGGCCGGAGAGATTTTAGGCATCAGCCCTAATACTATCAGATCATGGACGCAAAGACATGAGGCGTTTGCGCACGCTATAAAAAAAGCGCGGAGAGAGTTAGAAGTGAACCTATTGGAATCTATCAATATTGCCGGTGAAAAATCATGGCAAGCAAAAGCATGGATGCTTGAAAGATCGTTCGGATATGTGCAAGCTCCTAATAGAGTTGAAGTTAAGCAAGATATTCAACATGGACTATCGCCCGCGTTAGCTCAACTTCTTGCCGGTTATAACTCAAAGAATGTGCAAGTAGGTGAACCCAAAGAAGTTAGACAAATTGATGCAGAAGTAATTGATGTTAAAGACGTTAACCCAAGTGATTACAATAATCATTGTGCGACAAATGACCCCCAAAAAGTTTTAGACGTTGAAAAAGTTAGCAGAAAAAGACATAAACCCATGAGACGCAAGCGGTTATCCAGGGGACACGACACCCCCCCTGCCAGCCCCCATCCCGCTGTTGATGACGTTAATACCCCCTAAGTGTTTGCGCCACAAAATAAAAAGAGGTCTATATGGCGAAACCACCTAAAAGCAAGCAAAAGACTCCGGAAGAGATTATTGCAGAAATATCAAGACCGGTTGGGTTTGCGCAACATGTTCTAGGTCTAAAGCTTTACGATTGGCAACGCAAAGTATTGAAGGATTTAGAGCCACAACAGGCTAGAGTAGCCATTAGAGCAGCAAACGGATCTGGAAAGACTTCAACAGTAATAGCTTCTGCTTTGTTATGGCATTGTTTTACATTTCAACGATCTATAGCTGTAACTACAGCTGGCGTATTCAGACAAGTAGAAAGCCAGCTTTGGCCTAACCTAAGATCACTTGTAGCGAGGATAGGCTCTGGATGGGAGGTTACATCCGGCGAGATTCGCTACCTACACCCCAACGGCAACACCAGCCGGATTATAGGGTATTCAGCCACAGACCCAGGCAGGGCGGAGGGATGGCACGCCGAAAACCATTTAACCGCACCCCTGCTTATGGTGGTTGACGAAGCCAAAACAGTATCAGACCCGCTCTTTGAGGCCATCAGCCGATGCCAACCCACCCGCCTGCTTATTGCGTCCAGCCCAGGCGGTACTAGCGGAGCATTCTACAGAGCCTTCACTAAAGAGGCAAACATGTGGAAGAGGCACGCAGTAACAGCGTTTGACTGCCCCCACATAACCAAGGAGCAGATTGACGAGATAACCCAGCGTTATGGCGAAAAGCACCCCCTAACCCGATCCATGATTTATGGCGAGTTTGTGGATATAGGGGCTGAAAGCCTTGTTATCAATTTGTCGCAACTACAAAACTGCCATAACGCCCCACCTCGCTTCAAACCTGGGGTACGGATTGCAGGCGTAGACTTTGCCGCTGGAGGGGATCAAAACGTGATCTGCATAAGTGACGGCAACAAGATTCTGCCTATGATCGCCTGGCGCGAGAAAGACACGATGGCAGCAGTTGGAAGGTTTATAGTCGAGTTTAAGAAGGCTGGGCTGGAAGCCAACAACATCTACGCTGACGCAAGCGGGATGGGCATGGTTATGTGCGATGCCTTGGCCGAGTCTGGCTGGGTAGTCAATCGCGTGAACTTTGGGGCTACGGCATACGACAACAATGCCTATACAAATCGGTCTGCTGAGATGTGGTATGGGATGGCAAAGAAGATTGAGGATGCTGAGATCATACTACCAGAGGATGAGGACTTGACAGCGCAGTTGACTTGCAGGCGTACAATCACCAACAGCAAGGGCAAGCTTGGCGTGGAGTCTAAGGACTCGATGCGTGCCAGAGGCATAGCCTCACCCGATAGGGCTGACGCGCTGGCCTTGTGCCTCAGTAGCTCAAATGCAGGTCTTGACTTGACATTTCAGATAGAGCGTCCAACTTGGAAGTCACTTCAAGAAATGATGGTATCCCACGATCCCGTCATGGCTGGATTTGACCCAGGAGGATAAACACTATGAATATCTGGAATTGGATTACTGCAAATTGGCAAGAGATCGTAGCCGCTGTTGGTGGCATTGTTCTCGCAGCTCGCATCATTGTTAAACTCACACCGACCCCAGCGGACGATACGATCTTGGAAAAAATCGTAAACTTCCTAAAGACAGTCGGACTTAATATTAAATAATCTTTTGTGCTGCGTGCAATCCTTGAGATCATCGCAGCCGTGTTTCGCATCATTCCAGGTTGGCAACAGAAACGTACTCAGAACGCTGAGAGCGAATGGCGCGAGAATCGCAAAGCTATTGAGCGTGATCTGCGTGGTGAGTCTTGGTGGTTGCGCAACAACGACACCAGTGACACACACAACAGGGATAGTTGAAGAGTTGATGAAAGATCAAAACTACAATGAAATTCGAAGAGGCACACCTGGCACACGCGAATGGGCTAGGAAAGCTTTGAATGCAGTCAACGATCTTTCTTACGAACTTAAAGTGGAGCGCAACAAATGAACGCTAAAGATACTCGCCGTACAGATTATTACACAAGAATCATTGATGCACTTAATCAGCGCGAGACTTGGGAGAATCGACAAAGGTTATTCTATCAAGCTCGCTACTTTGGCGTACGCCGTAAAGTTAAACCTTGGCCTACAGCCGCTGATTTGCACGTTCAGTTGATCGACACAGCGATTGAGAAGCTGAAACCAAGCTTCGTAAACAGCGCGATTGGCAACGATATTCTTTCCAGCTTCGTACCGATGCGCCAGCAGTTGACTCCGCTTACCGTATCAGCCGAGCGTTGGTTTGATTACAATATGCGTGAGCGTACAAACTTTCAGAAAGAGATTGTTTCCGTAATTGACAACTTGCTCCTCTATGGGCGCGGCGTGTCAAAGGTAATCTGGAATGAGGACAAGAAGCGCATTGAGTTTGAGGCAATTGATCCTTTCCATATTATCGTTCCTCCCCATACCAAGGAGTTTAAAGATGCAGATTTCATTGTTCACATCATCTCAACGAGTGTCGATTCCTATAAGGCAAATCCCCTGTACAAGCAGGATGAGAACTTTATCAAAACAATTTCGGGTAAACCATCCAAATCGGTGGGCTTACGAAGTGAGATTCAAGACGAGATTTATAGACGCGAGGGAATTACTCAAGAAGCTGAGAATGATCGCATCATTCTTTGGGAGATGTACACACCTTCTGAAGACGGATGGAAGGTCGAGACGTACAGTCCGCTTGTCGTAACTGAAGATGTCCGCAAGCCTTTCACATTGCCCTATCGTCACGGTGAACCACCTTTTGTAGATTTCCCCTATGAGGTAACAGGGGGCGGTTGGTACAGTCCGAGAGGCGTAGCAGAGATCCTGCTCCCTAATGAGAATCTGCTAAATAAGCTCAAGAACTCCCTCTCCGATTACGTTGAACTGGCCAACCGACCCGTTTTTGAAGCACAGAATCCGATCTCGCTAAACACATCGAACTTGAAGATGCAGCCTGGGCAGATTCTGCCACAAGGCTTAAAGCCAGTTCAGTTTAGCCAACCTCCATTTGACTTCCAGAAACTGATGCTTGAAGAGCGTTTGCTTTCCGAACAGCGGATGGGCAATCCAGATTTTGGTGCTGGATCGCAGTTCCAGGTGTCTGATCGCACGACTGCCACCGAGATTCAAGC